AAACGATCTTTTGTATTCTCAGTCATCTACTTAATCCTTCACATATCTTGCGTATTGTTCAACAGTTAAACCCAATTTTTTTGCAATAGCGACCTGAGTCGGGGTTAGTCGAACTTTTCTAGTACCGCGCGCAGGAGCCGAATTAGTGCGGGAAACCCCGGCAACCGTCTGTGCGACACGTTTGCTAGATCCCGAAAGTTTGTGCGGAAACTCATTGCGAAGCCTCCGATCCAACTCAGTATAGTACTCATTTGCTTGCGGGTCAAACCCTTCGTCTTCAACGAGGCGTTTATGTATCCCAAAAGCCGCAAAAGTCATGGCTTCATCTTGCCCAAACCATACGTTCTTCTCCGCCCACGCTTCCGCTTTAACATCTGGGCGGCGCACTTGCTGCTCTGCTTGTTGCTGCTGCTGTGGCTGTTGTTGCTGCTGTGGTTGTTGAACGTATTGAGCCTCATTTTCTTTTTGGCTCTTTACCTGTTTGTATTTCTCAGCAGCACTGTAAAGCTGGGACAATTGACGCTGTGCATTGACCATAGCTTCTGAATCGCCAATTTCCACAGCACGTTTTAATGCCGCTTCAGCTTGGGCTGTTTCCATGCCCAAACGACCACCATACTCCGTCAAATAACCCGTATCCAGTTGTTTCATTCGGGTTTTTAACTGAGTGGCTTCTTGCTGAACTTGTTGTGCAAAACGAATTGCTTCGTCTTTCTGACGTTCAGCTTCACGCATTTTTTTAGTCAGACGGTTGATCCGAGTTTGCGCGCCATCCGTATGACGTTCATGTTCGGACCTATCATCTTCAGAATCAGATGTATCAGACTCTGATACATCTGATTCTTCTTCTATTTCTACTTCTTCTTCTTGAGCGTCTCCAACGTCGAGTTCAACCTCGTTGTCGGACGAACTATATTTTTCGCCAGCCATGATAACTCCTATAAACTTAAAATATCTTCGGGATCGCCAATTGTGGCCAAAATCTCATCATCATTGATGACACGGACTTCTCCGCCATCAATTCTAAAACGAGATCCCGCGTATCGAGCAAAGATTACCCAATCACCCGTCTTGCACCATCCGCCTTGTGGAAATTTGTTTTTGTCTTTGTAGCAAAGCTTGCCCTGCTTTAAGACGTAGCCCACAACAGTAGAAATGTTTCCTTCTTCTACCACTTTATCTGGCAAAAAGAGGCCTCCTGCGGTCTTTCCTTTGCCCCTATAAGGCAAAATTAGCATACGCCAGCCGGTGGGCTCTGGCATACGGTCAATCAGGGATTGCGCCATTTTAGTGGGGTCTAAGACGCGTTCCTCTGGAGCGACGTACATATTTTCGACGGCTTTCGCCACCTCCGATAAGTCTATTTTAGTCATCCATTAATTCCTGTTTTTCTAGCAGGTCCGATAGGGCCTGAGCGATGTAGTTAAGCATCTCCAGAGAACCCATAAGGTACTGGTAATGCTCCATATCCCGAACGGAATTGCTTTCCATTACGTCGAGAAGCATCGATTTTCTGTCTTTTATTGCCCGTTGTACGAACTGAACAATGTCCAGATTATCCATATTTAAGTCCAATCGTAGCTTTTTCTATAGTCTACGATTAATACCTAGCATATCCCATATGGACAATCTAGAAAATTGTTCGGCTAGGTCAAACATTTCCTAGCAAGATTTAAAGCTGCCACCGCGCATAGCTGCGCCCATGCCACGTTTTTCGCCAGAGATCATTTTGCCCGTGGCAGTATTTGGGGTAGCTTCCGTAGTTATCTTTGCATACGGAATGCTGCCTTGGCCCTTGATCTCTGCTTTATTTACAGCCACAGCACTTGTTGCTGGGGGTGCCCCGTTTACTCTAACCATTGTCATTGCTGTCTCCTTGAAGCTAACTGTAATTGCATGTTCGCCCGCATTTTCTCACGTTCTGCGGATTGACGCAACTTCTCCAGAGCAAGACTTTGGCTTTGTTGCATCCGTTGTTGGAACTCTTCCGAGCGTGTTTGAGCTTTTTGCTTGTCAAGCTCAAGTTCTGATTGGTCTTGCTGGATATTCGCTTGGACCTGTGTTTCTTTGATTTGAAGCTCTTTTTCTTTTAGAGCAATCAAAGGATCTGCGCCCGTGCCTTCGCCGTTGATTTGAGCGCTGATCTCTTTGAGTTTTTGTATCTCTTCTGCAATGTACTCTGCAATCAAGCCCTCAATTTGTATCTGCATCTCTTCGTTAGGATCTTGCCCTTGCATCACGCTTTGCGAATCCGCCATTGCGCGCTCTTGCGCTTTAATCTTGCAGTGTTGAAAGACGTGCTTTTGCATCGCCATTGCAACAAGGGGCATATTAGCAACAATGGGAGAAGACCCAAAGATCATGTGCGCCATAATGTGCGCGTCATGGTTTTGTCCGTCAAATGCTTCCAGCTTTACCGTATCCAACGCATCAATGTTTTCTTGCGCAGGATCTTTTGGCGCGGGCTCTTCAACATTCTGGGGTTTCAAAATCTTGTCGATATCCCGCACACCCAGCGCTTCGTACATGCGACGGTACGCTTCGTACTGGTCATGTATCTCAGGGGCCTGCGTAGCAAGTTGAAGCTGCGTTTGAGCCAGAGCAATACGCTGGGATTGGCTGAAAATGTTTGGATTTGATACAGGGATGATATCAACCCGATCATCAAAGTCCGTTGCCATAATAGTCTGATCGCCGCCCTGTACAGAATAAGGATATTCTTGTGGCAGCGTTTCGGACATCAAGCGAGCCATGATCTTGAACTCTTGACGCATTGCGTAGTGTAGACGCTTGTGAATGGCAGACATCACACGAGTGCCTTGCTCCAATAGCGCAACCGTCGTACCAACCGCCGCGTTCTCGTTGCCTTCGCCCACTTTAAGATCCGTAATCGTAGCAAAGCGCTGCCCTGCTTCAACCACAAAACCCATAAGCTGGAACAACGTCTGGTCTGGTCCTTTGAACGGCAACGGCATCAAGCCATCACGGATCGCGCCGCCGGGGCTGTCAACATCACGGAACTCGCCGGGCTGCAAAGGCTCGCTGTCATCACGAATACGGAAGCCGCGGGTCTTGAACCCCGCAGGTAGATTCGATAGCGTACCCGCATCGATCAACTGACGAAGCGCCGCGGTAGCTGTGCGCGACAGGCCGCCAATTGTGTGAATTAAACCTAAGCCGTAGAACCCAAACCCCGGCAAGAACTTATAATGCACAAAGTATTGAATCTTGCGGCGCTTATCGTCTTCTTCCGCAAAATTGCGACGGATAGACAAAATAGCCCCAGAATCTTCCGCAATCGTCACGATATACGGTACGCGGATTCCTGTCTCTTCTCCGTCTTCGCCAATGTCTTCAAAACCGGGCAAATCAAGATCAATGTGGAACTCTAACAACGTAACGTCGTAATCAATACTCGACGCTTGCTGGCCATCAATGATGTCCCGAATCTTCGTAGGATCATCGTCCATGGCCTGCGAAACGTGGACCTTCACGTCATCACGGTAGAAACCAGATACCTGAAGCTTGCGGACCTCGTTCCACGGCATACGGATTACTTGCGCAACAAAAGGCGCAGTCTCAATGTCCGAAGCATCGTAAGGAACAATCAAGTTCTCCGCAGGAACAAACTTGCTCACAATGCGGTCTAGGCCAACATCAAAATAAGTCTTCTTAAACGCAGATCCCGCCAACGGCAGATTAAACAGCAATTGGTCAAACTCAGGAGTATACTCCTGCATCACGTTCATCGTGTAGTAATTCATAAAGTCCTTAACGCGGTTGCCCTGCGCCACTTTATCCGCAGAAGCCTCGCCCAGCACTTGTGTGCGAACGGGCCCGCCCGCAGGAAGCAACTCGTTGAACGCTTGCGCTTGAAACTGAATAGCCGCCTCGGCCAACAAAGGATGGGTCACGCCCGTCGCACCGCGGAACGGCTGTGTGCGCTCTTCGTATTTAAACCCAAGAAGCTCAAGACCCTTAGAGTACTCTTGCTCCCAGTCCTCACGGCTGCCCTTAGCCGAATCAAACTGCGACATCAAATCATTAGAAATAGAGCCTAAATCGCCATCGTCCAGAACCTCCGCCAAGTTCTCAAAGAAATCGCCAGTGTCCTCGCCGTCCCTCGCAGTCGGGTCAAAGTCTACCGTAACCCCGCCGTCCTCCATTTCCTCAACTTCAATTCCATCGGCGTAAGGTTGTGATGAAGAAACTAAAGTTCCGGGCATTTCTATCTGAATATCTGTTTCCATATCCTGAAGCGCAGGATCGCTATTCATGCGCTCCATAAACGAAACAGGTGGTGTGCGTGGTGTTAAAGCCATAAAAACCTCCAAAGATTGCCCTAAATTAGCACGGCATTCGTATATTTACTAGCGGAACATGTTGCGCGCTGTCTGATTCAACGATCCAATGCCATAAACAGGGCCGCCATCCATCCTAGCTAAAGGCTGTTCTGACGCACCGCCTTGATCCGAACGTGATTGTGCCGCACTTTCCGCCTCGGGAATAGAATTAAATCTTGGAAACATCTTTCCCGTTTGCTTTTCATATTCGTAGGCCGCGGCCCACGCGTCGTCGCCCGTCTTTAAAACAGGCTCTCCTGTTTCCACGCTAAACCATATCTGTGGAATATTCCAAACATCTCCATCGGGAGATTCTGTTGTAGAGGTGTACTCAGTAGCCGTGCTTTGACCCGCAGTTTGTATAGGGCTATGCTTCTCTGGATCAAAGGGCTCTACCGCTTCTTGGAACATGTTCTTTGCAGTGTTGCTCAAAGTGCCAATTCCAACAGGGCCGCCTTCGGCATAGCGCTGCGCGGTAGATTGGCTCTTGATAACCGAAGGGTCAAATACCCCAATATGTCCTTCTTGCGCATACCCCCCAAGAATGCCGGGGATCTTACTCGCCTTAAATATCTCCACCATGTTTGCTCTATTGTCGCCGTCTGCCGCAGATCGAATACGATAGGCTAAGTCCTTAACGCCATTAAAGAACTTTTCAGGCTTGTTGAAATTGATGGTAAGCTCATAAGGCCCTTCTCGCGTACCTACACTTTTTTCGGTCTGAACCAAGCTTATTTTTGCAGTATTGTTTTCAGGGTTATACTCGACTTTAGGCGCATTCCCTTTTGCATCAGACAAAGTGTCTATCGTATCAAGAAAAGCGTCCCTTTGAAAATCAGCAACAGGCGCATTGTCTCTAATGTTTAAAAAGTTAGACTCATCTATATCCGCCTCAACCATGCGGGAGTTAGATGTATTTAATTGTTTTGGATAAGAAACATCAGGGCTAAAGTATATAGCAGGGCCATAATTACCCGTTGGTAGCGCTTTGTCCAAACTGTCGGGCCCTAGAGAGAAATCTAAAACATCCTCCCCCGCATAGTTTTTTGTTTTAGTAGTGTGAAACACTTTTGCAATTTTTGGAGGTATAGACTCTGCCGCAATATTTCTTGTTGGGCCAAAGCCTCTTATGTTTTTAGTAACGTCGAAAATC